TCTTACGGCAGCGAGGACGGGGATTGCAACGGTGGGCTCTTATCACGGTGGACTTTATGTATCTTGATAACAGCGTAAAACGCTCAGGGTGTGTGGGGTACTACAGAATGTACTACCGTACAGCCTTGTATGAATAGATATGAAGGCATCAACGAGGAGTGTATGATTTTGGTACAAAAAACCGGGAACGAGAAAAACCAAAACCGAGGAGGAAAAAGATGAATGATTTAGCATTACTGGAAAAGATCGGGGATATGGTAAGCTCCATGCCGGACAAGTATGTTCCAATGCTGAAAGAGATTCAGGCGGGACTTCCGGAGATCAGGAGGGCTTCTCAGGCCTTTTTCAAGACTCAGAGTCAGTTCATGGACAACATGCTGACGGTGTCTCATCCGACTCCTTTGAGGAATCTCCGACAGATTCTTGCGGAGATGAACCGGACAATGGAGGCTATCCGGGAAAACTATTTCAACAGGCTCAGGTTGGAACTCAAGATTAAAAAGAGCAAGCACAAGCTTGAAAACGATCCTTTCCTTGATGAGTTCGATAGAGAAGAGATTGGAATTGATCTGGCGGATGACCAATCGAAGAAGGAAGTCCAGGAGGCTTATTGGGGTGGAGCTATTCGCAAGCTCAGGAATTACATGGAGCAGTATCAATCTATCCTGAATACTCTTGGAGTTAAGAATTGGACAGAGATTGACTTTGAGGGTGAGGAAGAAAGATATCATATCATGAAAGCCTTTGAGCAGGGCCTCAACGCTGCCAGGGCTCGTCACGGGATAGTAGACGAAGGCAACATGATATACTTTTATCAGATTGGGATTAACGGGGGAGTGGCTCAGGCTTATGTTCTCCGATTTCTTTTGGAGGAGGAAAGGCTGATCAAGGAAGGGGGCAATGTATCTCACTCAGCAGTTATTCACTTTTTGGAAGAGATGGCCAACACCTTCAAGGGCTGCTCAAAGAAATTTGCTGAGATGAAAGGGATGACGGGGAATATTGTTGAAGAGGCTACCCTCGCAGACGTTTATGCGAATATGGGAAAGGAGAGTGAGTGATGAGGAAAAGAACAAGAAGAATACTTTGGGCCGCTTTTGTCTTCGTTCTGGTGTTGATTTTCTGCGGGACGGGTTTTGCGGCAAGTCTTCGGGTGTCGTGGGATGCAAACACGGAAAGTGACCTGGACGGGTACAAGGTGTTCTATGCCACTCCTTCTGATCCAGGTTGGGCTTCCACCGGGGATTCTATCACCTATACTCTTGGGAGCTTGCCGAGAGTAACTGAGAAAATATCGGGGACCAGTTTGATTTTACCGGATGTGGCTCCTGGACCTTATGCGGTAGGGGTTATTGCATTGGACACTGTGGGAAATGAGAGTCAGCTGAGTGAAATCAAATCGATTCTCGTTCCAAATCCCCCGGTCCAGATCGAGGTGCCCGTGATACAGAGGCCACCTCAGGCTCCGGTCCAGATTATTATTAACATAGAACAGTGACGATGGAGGGGTGATGGAATTGCCTCTCGGATTGCTCAAGCTGGTGATGAGATTCCTTGACTATGGAGGGATGGGCTTGGTCACCCTGATTAGTTTATCTATGGTTTGGATGTTCCGGAAACGCATTTTTCAGTTTCCGGAGTTTGTCAGCCGGGATAAGTACGGGGCCAAGTCCCATTCTCTTCTCAGTCAGTTGGACACTTGGATATACTTTCGGCTCCCAGCTATGGAATCGGAATGTTTGCTGAGAAGGGAATTGTTCAAGACGTACCTGCTGGTGATGTTCAAGGAATGGCGATCTTTCATCAATGATATGGTCCATCTGGATATAGAGAGCATGACAGACGATGAGTTCCAGAAGAGGGTTATGACCGGGTTTGATCATTTTCTCTTGGACTATCGTCAGAAGGTAGCAAATGAGGGAGTGCCTCTGTTTGTAGTGGAGAAATTCCGGGAAGCCAACAAGGTACGAATCGACTTGACAGTGACTACTATTCAGGAGATTATGACCAATACTCTCCTTCCTGATTTGGAGGATAAACTGGTGGTGATTCTCAATATCTTTTCGGCTTTGTCGGCTAATGTTATGGCGTCCAGCGATAGACTTATGAGAGAACTTAATGGGGAGATCTGCAAGGTTAAATTCCGAGGGATTGAGTGTGATCCGGAACGCTGCCCTATAAAAGTTCATTCTGATAGATTGAAACGGGAAACTCTGGAGGACTTATGAAGAACGATCTTTCCACATACCTCAAGGTAAGGGACGAGATGAAGACGGGAGATTTGCTCCAGTTCCGGGGCCACTCCCTCATATCCCGTCTTATCGAGTGGAGAACGGGAAAGTACAGTCACTCTTCTCTTGTCCTCCGGTTATCAGAATATGAGGGCTTGGAAAGACGAAGGTTCACTATGAGTGCGGAGCCGGGTGGGGTGATGCTTTTTCCCTTGTCTCGATATCTGGAGGGGTATGATGGTGAGGTGTGGTGGTTCCCTTTGAAATCGGAGTGGAATGAGAATCGCCAGAGGATCGGGGAAAATGCGGCCTTCTTTGCAGGCGTCAAGTATGACTTCCCGTCTTTGTTCAAGCAACTCCTTGTGAAGGTGAGTTCATCTTCCCGGAGGCTCTTCTGTTCAGAGCTTTGTTTTGTATGTTACGGTTTTACCGGGAAGGCACCCAATCCCAGCGAGATGCCCAACCTTGGTATATTCGATGAGAACCGGATCACCAAGATAATCAGCAAGAGGTAGAGATGGACGAGCGAACGTTCAAAAAGGATTCCTTATTTCTGCAGCGATATCTCCGGGCCGCAGGATTGTACCACGGTGAGATCGATAACATCTGGGGTCAGAAGTCAAGAGATGCTTACAACGAGTTCTTGGAGATATCTTTGAGGATCGAGGGAGAGACTTTCCACTACCGTAGCAAGAAAAACATTCGGTGGCTTCTTCCTCAGACTCAACGAATGGCTGTCCGTTTTTTGAACGAGATGGACATGGGCGACAACTTGCGGATAACTTCCGGATTGAGGACGTACCGAGAACAGAACCTATTATATGATCAGGGCCGAAAGAATCCGGGCCCAATAGTAACAAAGGCAAAAGCAGGTCAGAGCTTCCATAACTTCGGGCTGGCTTTTGACGTCAGTATATTTGATGGGGAAGGGAAGTATGTTGAGCGAGATCGTCCTGAGTATTCCGATCTGGCTGATAGGTTCTTGCTGAGGTGCGAATCGGTGTTGGACCTACGGGGTTTAGAGGCCGGGGCTTTTTGGAAGAGTTGGAAGGACATGCCCCACTATCAGATCAAGTTGGGGTTGAGTATTCGGGACGTTCGTGAACGTTTTGAATCAGGGACGTTGGAGGTGTAAATGGCAGCTGTACTCGTTATCCGTCTGACTGGCGGTTCAAGCAATACTGATCCAAATATCAGCCTTGGGGGGTTGATGTCCTCCGGGTCACTGATTACTTCCAACGCCATCAACAACCTCTTCCGGGATGTAACCTCAACTCAGAGATCGTCTGGGGTAACCCAGTACCGGGCTTTGAGCTTCCTTAATGTAGGGGATGCCTCCGCAACTACTGTAAAATTCCATCTGGTATGGGCTTCCCCGTCTTCTGACTCGGATATCCAGATTGGATACGATACGAGCCATGGCTCTTGTGCCTCTGACTCTGCGTTGGAGACGGTAGGGGATGAGTACACGAGCCCGTCCACCCCGTCTATCTCCTTCAGCTTAGCAACTCCGGGCTCCATGATATCTCTTCCGGACATTGCTGTTGGGGAGCAGGTGCGGGTATGGTTTAGAAGGGTTATCACGGCTGATGCCGGGAATCGGGCCACAGATACCACTCGCTTCAGGGTATCTTACGCATAAGGGGGAGAGATGGCAACCTTCATAGTAGAAACGGGAACAGGTGTAACAGGGGCTAACATCTACTGGTCCCTGGCATCTATTGATTCGTGGCTGGCTGAGAGGAATCTTACCTCTTGGGCTTCCTTGACTACAACCCAGAAAGAGTCAGCAATATTTACTGTCATGGATTGGTTGGAGAGTCAGAATTGGAAAGGGTACAAGACCCACTACGACAATTCACTCTGTTGGCCAAGGGATGAAGTCTACGATCAGGACGGGTACTTGGTCCCGTGGAACACGATCCCTAACAAGCTCAAGTATGCGTTGGCTCGTGGATCCTACGAGGAAAGTGTAACACCGGGAACATTCCTTGCTACGGGTACTCAGGAAGACTATATCACCCGCAAGAAGATCGATGTTCTGGAATTCTCGTATGGCCGGGTTGTTCCGGAGAAGATAGTCAGGAAGGTTAATTTTTATATCGAGGGGTTCATTGAGGGTGGGATGGATCCAAACAGTGGAACCGTATCTGTGGTGAGGACATAACGATGGATTACACCTCAATAGTTCTCTCAGCCTACAACTCCATTAAGGACTACGGGTCAGCTGCGACTATTCAGGTGAGTACCAAAGCAACCTATAACCCATCAACGGACGCTCACGCTTCAGCCTCAACGAATTACCCCACATTCGCACTTATAAGGAATTACACAGAGAACGAAGTGAACAGAACGGATTTGATCAAGGCGGGAGATAAAGAAATGATCATCCCGGCATATGGGCTTCCTCGTCTCGATACCCAGCCGGGAAAGATTCACATAAGGGTTTATCAGGGGGGAAGGACTTGGCAGACTATTAACGTCAAAACGGTTGAACCGGGTGGTACAGCTATCCTGTTCAAGCTTCAGGTGAGAGGATGATATGGCTCTAAAGTTTACCAGTGGGCAAACTCAAGAGAGGATGTTTAACAGCGCACGGGCTTTTGCGGGAGCACTATCTAAACTTGCAGAGACGTTGAACGCTGATATCTCTCAAGTTTACCGAAGAACTATTTTGGATGTGTATAATAACATCACCCTTCGGAGTCCAGTGGACACCGGGACGTATCGGGCATCCCATGGTATAGCTGTTGGTCCGGAGCCTTCAGACGGGGAAGGAATACACCAAATTGAGGGCGGGGCTGGTATTGCTAGATCATACAATGATGAAGTGAGAATGAGCTTCAAGTGGACTATTGGCAAGGGGACGATCTGGCTGTACAATAACGTTCCTTATGCGGAAGCTCTTGAGCGGGGTCATAGTGGTCAGGCTCCTGAAGGAGTTTATGCATTGGCTCTTCAGGAACTGGCGACCAAGTTGGAACAGGCTCTGGAGGAGTGATGACACCGGAAAATATACGATCATCAATGGCGAGCTATCTCAGCGCAAGCTGGGCAACGTGTACTGATATATCCTGGCCCAACGTTGTGTTTACTCCGGAGGAGGGCTCAAGTTGGATCAGGCCCATCATAAAGATGGGCAACACCTACGAAGGAGAATTGGGGGAAACGGGAGTGGGGGTGAGAAACGGGGTTTTGATGATCTCCGTTTTCACCCCACTCGATTCCGGGACCAAGACGGGTTATGATCTTGCAGGGCGGTTGGAAACGGCTTTCCGAAGGCATATCACCTCAGAAGGAATAATGTTTGGAGAACCGAACACTACCGAGGTGGGAAAGGATCCCAACGGATTCTATCACCACCTGATGACCGTTGGTTTCCAGACGTTTGTGGGAGAGTGATGTGAAGATCGGAAAACGAAAGCTCAAGATGAGCAGTGGTAAAATCCGCACCTTCCGATCAAAGAGGGCGCGGGACAACTTCGAACGGGTAGCCCAAGCCTACAAACACGGCCGGCGTCCCAAGAAGAAGAAAAGCAAATAACAAGTAAGGAAGGAGGACAGCAAATGGCTATTTCGGAAATTGGACTTTCAAGGCGGCAGAGGGTTTTTGTTGTCCTTGAAGATACTACTGGGACACTGAAATTCCCTTCGGCAAGCGATTTCATCCGTCCAGCAGGGAATGCTGTGATGAATCAGAATCCGGATTTCAGTGACTCCGAGGAGCTTCAGGACACGTTAGACGTTCTGGACCGTTTCCAGAACGCGATGCCTGCGGCTGAGTGGACTATCCCCATGTATGTGAGACCGCATGGGACACTCGGATCGTCTGGACATCAGGGGAGTGCGTTGTTCCAGAGCCTTCAGGGTTCTATCAACGCCGCAACAATGGCTTCCCTCTCTTCGAATATCACCGCAGCAGGGACCACCATCCCCTACCGGGGATTGAGTGGAGGCTCACTGCCGGAGAGGGGTGTTGTTCTGATCGGCACTGAGTATATCCGTTACACAGCCAAGAGCGCAACGAACGCGACTCAGGGGAACCTGACCGGGTGCCAGCGCGCATACTCCGGGACAGCGGCTACTCACGCAACAGGAGACAGCGTTGATCTTTCGAGTACCTTCTACAAGCAGACTACAACCAAGCCCTCCGTGTCCATATGGATCGAATCTGACCACTTCACTCAGGGCCTTTCCGGAGCCACCGTCAGCGCGGCCAAACTCTCGGTTACTAACGAAGGGGCAGTCAAGATCGAGTGGTCAGGTGGTGGGATGCAGATGGTATGGGCCGGGACGAGTGCGCTGGCGGCGGGTTCTACTGCAACAACCAACGTTGTAGTAGACGATGCCAAGCTGTACAAGGCCGGGGCCTACATCCAGAACTACTCCCAGTTGGATACTCGCACCGGGCAGGGGTACAAGATCACTGCGGTGAACGTGACCTCGAACACTCTCACTCTCGCCAACGCTCACGCGGGAACCTGGGCCACAGACGATGTGATCAAGGGATACCTCCCCACCGCCACGGTCATCGGTGATCCTATCGAGTCCAGACGGTCAGCAGTGCTCATCAACGGGGTTTCCGCAACGTTCCGTTCCGGAGAACTCAATATCAACGCACCCGCAGACTACATCACAGACGAGATCGGCACCGAGTATCCCCAGGGCTATATGGAGAACGTGCGAGAGATCACCTCAACTATGGGTCTGTACTTCCGTCAGGCTGACGCCAAATACTTCACCGATGGGTACCGATCTGGAAGTGAAGTTCCGGTGGACCTTACCTTTGGTCAGACCGCAGGAAAGAAGTTTGAGGTCTATCTGAAGAAGAGCAAGTTGGAAGTCCCCACTATTGAGATTGCTGCCCCTGCCCTTGCGCTTTCGATTCCTCTGAAAGCGTTGGGCACCAGCGGTGAGGACTCCTGCGAGTTGTACTTCTTGTAAAGGGACTGGAGCCGGAGGTCAGTTTGAGATCCTCCTCAGTCTGTATGGGTTTTTCCCCGGTTTGCCCATGCCTCCGGCTCCTCCCATAAAATCGGGGATGAACTACCCCACAGGCTGGGGTAAAAGAATTGAACCTCGTCAACCTCGTTGATGAGAAAATAACGCAGAAGGGAGATTTGAGATGAAATTAAGGACGAAGAAAGAGCCCGTGTGGGTAGAAGTCGAGGTGGATGGAGACAAGGCTCGTTTCTACATCAACCCCGCAACACCGAAGGATGATTTCACGTATCTGAAAAAGGCTACCAAGACGGAGTGGGAACGCAACCAGCGGTTTCAGGAACTCGATGCCTACAAGTTCAAGATGAACAAGATCCATGACGTCATTATCGACTGGGAAGGAATAGAGGACGAGGAGGGCAATCCTATCGAGTGCACCGAGAAAAACCGTGAGTTGGTCTACCTGCTCAACCCGGATATCATCGACAAGGTTCTGGTCAAGGCTGAATTGATAGCTTCTAGTCTTCAGGCCGCAGTAGAGGGCATAATAAAAAACTGATAGAATGGGCTCAGTGGGAGAATAGAAATGGAAAGGTATCATGCGAGGATTGCCGGGAACTATATGACGGCAATCCTCCATGTGCCACCGAGTGCAGCAAGCCTGAGCCCTTACTTGAAGAGAACGTTTTGTCTTGGCTCATTTGGAATACCGTTGATGAATACGGACGACAGGGTGGGGAAGGCTTCCGACCTGTGGATGTCCGGGCTGTTCTGGAAGTTTGCGACTTGTATGACGCGACTATCGAAGACTTTGAAAAGATACTACTCATTGAAAAAAAGGTTTTCCCGTTATTGGCCCAGCAGTATCGAGAGAAGGTAAGAGAGAGCATTCAAGGAGGACACGATGCCGGGCGTGAAGGTGGCGATAAATACCGCTGATGCGGAACGAGCTTTGATCAAACTTCGGGACAACCTTGAAAAGACGGGGGTGTCCGCAATCTTAACTGAGAAGGATATGAAGCTGTTGGAGCAGCGGATGGCTCAGGGATTGGGAACCTCTTACGCAGTCCAGGGTCTTCAGGGTCTTCAGAGTAGTTGCAAGTTGACCCATGCCGAGTTGATGAAGCTTCAAATCCAGTCCGGGAATGTTGGAGGAGCCTTTGTGACTATGGGTCAGGGGATAAATAGCCTGATCAGCCGGGTATTCTCCTTGAAAGCGGCCATCGTGGGTCTTGGGGTAGGAATGACCTTCAAGAACATAATGGGGGAGTTTGAGAAGTTCGAAACCCGGTTGATTGATACTCAGCGAGTAACTGAGAAATCAATGCAGGAAATACGGGACGAAATAATGGCTCAGCCTGTGGAGTTGGGCAAGCCCTCAGAGTTGGTCGGAGGTTTTTATCAGACGATGTCCGCAGGTATTACGGACGCAGCCAACGCCATGGAGATAATGACCGCTGCGGCCAAGACCTCTCAGTCAGCCCACGTGGATCAGGAAGAGATCATCAAGGGATTAACGGCTTTGATCTTCGGATATGACGGGGCTATCAAATCGGCTACCGAAGCAGCTGACCTCTTGTTCCAGATTGAGTCGAAAGGTAAAGCAGAATTCCGTGACCTCATCCCGGTCATCGGTGAAGTTGCTACTATATCGAGGATTGCCGGAGCCTCTCAGTATGAGATGGCAGCGGCATTGGCCCAGATAACTAACCTTGCTCCGAGTACTGCTGAAGCGGCTACTCAGTTGAAGGGTATGATGAGGGCTATTTCCGGGAAACCCAACGAGGCAATGCTGAGGGTATTCAAGCAGATGAATCAGGAGTTGGGTGGGACGTATAAGACTATGTCCGAGATCATCAAGGAAAAGGGTTTGTTTACCACTTTGAAGATGATCGAGAAAGCTGCTTATGATGTAGGTGAATCTTTGGAGAGCGTCATTCCAAGGATCGAAGGTGGGTTGGGCTTCCGGGCTCTTCAGGCCGGAAACTGGCGTGTTGAGGACATGGTCCCTGATATGGCCAAGACGGGTGTCATGGAGAAGGTGTTCACCGACTGGCAGAAGGGAATGGAAGCCCAACGTGCGAGGATGGCCAACGTATTTGGCAAGCTGGCGGTAGAGATCGGAGAGAAGATGGGGCCGGGGATACTATCTGTCCTTGGATCTATAACTACAGCAACGGAGAAGATGCTCCCCCATATGGACAGAATCTTGGGTATAATGGAAGGGATGGCCAAGGCGGGGGCAGTGTTCGTAGCAGGTTGGATAGGTATCAACTATGTTATCCCTGCCTTGGGTGTTATGAAAACTCTCCTTCTTGATATTATATACACCAGTGTGGGAAAGTTGGCAGTGGATATAGCTGTTGTCAACGGTGAGCTGGTTATTATGAATCGCAATCTTGGAATAATGGCCGGGAGTTGGGCAGCCACCACCGCAGGGATTAAAGCCACAATGGCGGCTGTCCTCACTCTCTCCGGGGCGGTGAGTCTTGTGACTTCCTTATTTGTGGGATGGCAGATTGGAAAGATGCTTTGGAACAATTTTGGAGAGGTTCAGGCCTTTGGATATCAGCTGATATACGTTTTCAAACGAACAACGCTTGAAATAGGATATTTGTGGGACATGATGGGTCTTGGGATGGCCAAGGCTATTGTATTTTTGGGAGACACAGTGACCAAGGCTTTTGGGGGCCTGATGAATCTTTTAGCAAAAGGGGCAGAGGCCGCAGGATTTGATAAATTGGCTGATAAACTCCGGGTGGATGTGGATGCTGGTCTCG